GTCTTTCGCAGTAACCACTAAGAAGTGTTGGTATAATGACTATAAAATGATAGTCAAAATGTTCTTTCTTAATGATGTACCATTTACGTTTGATGATTTACCTGTAGGTTATTTGTATGACCGGGAAATAGTAAAAGAGGCATATAGTAATAAAGATTATTCGGTAGAAGATATTTACAAAGGTTCTAATTATTTGATATTAGAAAATTGTCATCCTTGCTTTGATGATATTGAGATATTAAACCCTGAAAACTTACCAGAAGAGATACAAAGTTTTTATAATGGAGAAGAAGATTTACTGAGATAAATAAGTCATAGAAATAGCATAGACGCAGTAATACAATGCCATTGAATAAACTAGATTCTATTATTAAGAACACTGAAGGTCGTATATTATATGTAAGTCCATCAGATTTGGATTCAACTGATAGTATTAGTAATCAAGGAAACTCACTTGCTCGTCCGTTTAAGACAATTCAGAGAGCATTAATTGAGTCTGCGAGATTTTCATATGTAAGGGGAAATAGTAATGATATTGTTGAAAAAACAACTATCTTATTAATGCCCGGTGAACATTTAATTGATAATAGACCTGGATTTAAAATTAAAAATGTTTCAAATAATGCGAAAATAGTTTCGCCTAGTAATATTGAAACTTTTGCAAATACTACTTTAGATTTAAATCTAAATACGAATTTTGATATAATTCAAGAAGATAATGTTCTTTATAAGTTTAATAGTGTAAATGGTGGTGTTATAGTTCCTAGAGGAACTTCTATTGTTGGATTAGACTTAAGAAAAACAAAGATAAGACCAAAGTATGTACCTAATCCTACTGATAATGATGTAGAAAATACTGCTATTTTTAGGATTACTGGTGCGGGATACTTTTGGCAGTTTAGTATTTTTGATGGAGATGAGAGTGGGTTAGTATATACCGATCCACAAGACTTTTCAGTCGATAATAGATCAACTCCAATTTTCTCTCACCACAAATTGACCTGCTTTGAATATGCAGATGGTGTTAATAAAGTCGAAGGTTATGATCTTACTGACCTTGACATGTATTATGCGAAGCTTTCAAACGCATATAATACAGGATCAGGATCCCCAAATAGAAATATTGACAACAAGTATCCAATAAATCCAGATTCTTTTGCAAAGAGAAGACCTGAATATGAGATTGTTGGTGCTTTCTTAGCAGACCCAATTCAAATTTCATCTATTGAGGCAGGTTCTGGTGGTGTTCCTACTAACAGAGTTACTGTTACTACATTAACAAATCATGAATTGAATGAAGGAACCCCAATTAAAATTGATGGAGTTACACCAGAAGATTATAATATTTCAACAAAAGTATCAACTATTGATCCTGATAATCCTAAGATATTTACATATTTACTCCCAAAATTTAGAAAAAATTTAGGAACTCCAGGAAACGCATCAGGGTCTACTGTAACTATTGAAACTGATACTGTATCTGGAGCATCTCCATACATCTTCAACATCTCTATGCGTTCTGTCTATGGCATGAACGGAATGACAGCAGATGGAAAAAAGGCAGATGGATTCCGTAGCATGGTCGTGGCTCAATTCACGGGAGTTAGTCTTCAAAAAGATGATAGAGCATTTGTTAAGTATGATAAAACTTCAAGGTCATATGCTGGAATTTCATTATCTAAGGTGACTGGAACTGAACTTTCAAATGGATCTTCATCTACTAATCCAGATACAACTTATCATTTAGATGATCGGGCAATTTATAGAAAAGGTTGGGAAACATCTCATATTAAAATTACTAATGATTCAATTCTTCAAATAGTTTCCGTATTTGCTATTGGTTTTAATAAGCACTTTGTCTGTGAGTCAGGTGGTGACGCTAGTATTACCAACTCAAACTCAAACTTTGGACAACTATCGTTAATCTCTGATGGTTTTAAATCAGAAGCATTTGATAAAGATAATAAAGCATTTATCACCCACATACTGCCCCCCAAAGCAAACTTAGAGGAAGAAGAGAACATTGACTGGTTAGGTATTGATGTTGATGTTACAACCACTGTAGGTGTATCTACACACCTCTACATTCGCGGTTTTGAGACTGAAGATAATCCACCACCAACACTAACTCAAGGATATAGAGTTGGTTCTAAACAAAATGATCAATTATTCTTAGTGAATGGTGATAACACATTTACTGCCAATATTTTGATGGAAAATGGTGTTGATAATTCATTTAGAGAATTTGATGTTACTTCAGTATCTAACCGTAAATTAACTATTGGAACTGGACATGGATTAAAAACTGGTGAAAAAATTTACATTATTAGTGATAATGCAGATTATCCAGAAAATATAACTCCACATATCGTTTATTATGCAATTGCATTCTCCACTTCCCCAAATACCGATAAGATTGAAATAGCATCAACAAAAACTGACGCAGAAAAAGGAAATTCAATTGAAATTTACGGTGGGTCTAAACTTAGAGTTCAAACTAGAGTAGTTGATAAATTCTCCGGAGAAATTGGTCATCCAGTTCAATTTGACCCTTCTAGTATATCGGTCACTAGAAATGGTGTTACAACTACAGAAATTGCTGGATGGTTTATTACTGTCAATTCGGGAAATACAATTTATCCAGAACTAAGCAACATTAGTGAAGTAGAAACAAATCCAACATTTATCAAGAGAATTCCAGATGGTAGAAGTATTGATGAAAAAGTATTTAAGTTAAGAGTTGTAATTCCAAAAGAATTCGCAAATGCTAAGAATCCTGAAGAAGGATTTATCATACAAGAATCTAGCACAACTAATGCTCGCAATCAAAGTGATTTTACTTTAAATTCTATTGGATTAAATGACTTTGAATTTGAAAGAAATCTTAGACTTATTGCAGAAGCAACCCATTCTTTAATAACATCCAAATCTACAATAAGAACAGAACTTCCCCACAATTTAGAAGTGGGTGATAAAGTTATTATTCGTGGCATTAAGGATTCTACAAATACTGATGGCACTTTTAATTTTGGTTACAATGGATTATTCTCTGTTGATTCGGTAACATTGAATAATATGGAATTTACTTATACAAATTCTAATTCACCAGGAACATTCAGTATACCTACGTCCAGAGATGAATTTTTGCCCAGATTTGAAAGAAATGATAATAAGAACAATTTTTATATTTATAGAAGTGAAGTAATTAACGACTATATTGAGAATCAACAAGATGGTGTATATCACATCTATGCATTAAAATCAGATTATGCAGTTCCCCAAGAATTTACAGATTTATCTTTCAGTCAAAATGTAACAGATCTCTATCCACAGTTAGATAGAGATAATATAAATGATACTCCAATATCAACCAAATCTAAAGCACTATCTTCACCTATAGGTGAGGTTTATACAAGTGATCTGAAGGGAAGTGTTACTAGAGAATGTACAGATGATCTTCTTAATACATTAAATAAGAATTTATTTATTGCATCTAGTACTAATACTTCTGCTGGTGTCTCTACAATTACATTCAAGAGAAATCATAATTTTAATAGAGTTCTTACAGGAACTCTAACTGATCCTAGTTCAACTAGAAATCAAGGAACTTATTATAACGTAAAACTTTATAATAGTGATACCTTTATAGACGACAACTGGGATGGTGCAACTTCTAAAGTTGTTGTTGGTGCATCAGGATCTATTACAAGTTTCCAGATACAATCTCAAGGATCTGGTTATGATATAAACAGCAATCAACTTTATTTTGACAATACCAATATTGGTGGATCTCAAGATTCTTTCATTACAATCACTACTGCAGGAATTTCAACTGCCGTTGGAGATGTCCTTCAAGTGACAGGATTATCTACTGTCACAGATTCTTTTTATAGAATTAGCGAGGTTATAGATGAAATTAAAGTAGCAGTTGCAAAGACTTCTGGAGATCCTGATATTTCTTCAGAACAATTTGTAGTTAATGTTGGCCCTTCTATTGAAGTAACTTCATCTTCTTTCAACAATAAAGTCACTACATTCAATTGTAACAATTCTCACGATCTTTATGCTGGAAATAAGTTTAAAGTTATTGATACAAATAACAATAATTTAGGCGATTTTATTGTTAAGACTAGAACTAGTGCAACTAGTTTCACTGCGGAAACTATCACACAACTCTCTGCTACACCAAAATATTTACTTAGACATTATTTCTCTTCTAACTCTGGAGTATCTGATAGATCTGACGAGAATCTTTCAGCAAGAGGACAGACGATGTATGCTGGTGATGTTCTGAGAATTGATAATGCTGGAAATCCTATCGGTGTCTCTACACAAAGAATTTCAGTAGAACACCCATCTGCAGGTATTGCACTCAGTGAAAGATTCCCAATTGGATCTTATGTACAGGCAGGTGATGAGATTATGAGAGTTTCTGCTGATAATCTTAGCAACCCAAATAAATTAAATGTTATTCGTGGAGTATTTTCTACTGAATCAGTAAATCATCGTGATGATACTATTATCAGAAAGATTAGACCAATTCCTATTGAGTTTAGAAGACCTTCCATCATTCGTGCTTCTGGACATACATTTGAGTATCTTGGATATGGTCCAGGAAACTACTCTACAGGACTTCCCCAGATACAGACAAGATCTCTCACAGAGAAAGAAGAATTCTTAGTACAATCACAAGAAAGATCTTCTGGCATTGTTGTTTACACAGGTATGAACAATAAGGGTGATTTCTATATTGGTAATACCAAGAAATCCTCTGCGACAGGGCAAGAAACATCTTTCGATACTCCAATTCCTACAGTAACTGGTGAAGATCCTGCACGATTAAGTGTTATTTTTGACGAAGTTACTGTCAAGGAAAGAATTGTGGTAGAAGGTGGAGACTCTGGAGAGATTCTATCACAATTTGATGGTCCTGTTACTTTCAACAATAACATTAGAATGAAGAAGTCACTTTCTGTTACAGGAAGAGTGAGATTGTTTTCGGAACAAAATTCATCTTCTCCTAAATCAGGAGCATTAATTTTAGAAGGTGGTATGGGAGTCGGTAAAAATGTATTTATTGGTGAAAACTTAGATGTTGAAGAAAATCTTACCGTAGATGGACAGTCTACTTTTAATAATTTAATGACAGTTAATGATTCAATAAGAATCAATAGTGCTAATGAACAATTTAGAATTCGTAATGGTTCTACTACAATAAATCAATTCTTAGTTGATACTGACAATGGAAATACTACAATAAATGGCACTTTAAATGTAGAAGAAAATACGACACTTAATAATGTAAATATCGATGAAAATCTTTACATAACAGGAATTACAACATTCAATGGAATTTTAGACGCTAATGAAAGAGCAGACATTGACGAGGTAAGAATTGATGGTAATACTATTACTACAGTTGATAGTAATGATTTGATACTTGATGCCGATTCTAATAAAGTTAAAATTAATGCTAATCTTGAGGTCAGTGATAACACTACACTTGGAAATCAATCTACAGATACTACTACTGTAACTGGCATTTTAGATGTTAATGGCAGAGCAGACATTGACGATGTAAGAATTAATGGTACTACTATTTCTAATGTGAATAGCAGCACCAATTCAAATTTAAATCTGAATCCAAAGGGAACAGGTAAAGTTAAAGTATCCACTACACTTTCTGTAGGTAACCAAACGACCAGGTTCTTAAGTGATGTATCAGGAGATTATGGTTCTATACAAATTAATGGAGGTGGTGAAAATAATTATGAAGGATATTCTATTGATGGACGTGCAGTCTTTATGCACAACGGTAGTACTACAACTGGAATTTATGATGACGTTAATAATAAGTGGTTATTTAGAGCATCCCATGAAGGATCAGCATCATTATACTACAATGGTGATGCTAAAATCACAACCACTAACAGTGGTGTTGACCTGAATGGAACTCTTGATGTTAGTGGTAACACTACACTTGGAGATGCAGTTTCAGATACTACTACTGTAATTGGTACTTTAGATGTCACTGGTATTGTAACTGTCACTGGTAGTGCCGTAATTGATAATGTAAAAATTGATGGTAATACTATTACTACATTAAATACTAATGGAAATCTTACACTTAATCCTGATGGTATTGGTTCTATTATTGCTAGTGGTACTCTTATTGCCAATCAACTCAAAGTAAATGATAATGAATACATTTATGCTGGTAGTGGTAATGATTTAGGAATTAGACATAACGAAACAAATTCACTCATTGAGAATAAAACTGGGTATTTAATGATTCGAAATACCAGAACTGCATCTGATAATGATCCTACGATTTACATTAGAGCAAAAGCAGACGAAGAGAGTATTGTCTGCCGTTATGGTAAAAGTGTAGATCTTTACTTCAACGATAGTAACAAATTTCAAACCACTGACGGTGGTGCTAATATATCAGGAGCACTTACTGTCACTGGTGATATTACTGCTTTTGCTTCAGATGAAAGATTAAAAACCAATATCTCTCCAATAACAGATGCACTCTTTAAAGTTAATTCATTAAATGGATTTACATACAACTTTAATGAGATTGGTGAAAAACTTGGATTTAATCCGGATATTACTTATGCTGGCGTTTCCGCACAGGAAGTTCAGAAAGTTCTTCCTGAAGTAGTTCATCCGGCACCAGTTGATGATAAATATATAACAGTTCAATATGATAAGGTTGTCCCACTTCTAATTGAGGCAATCAAAGAACTCTCTGATAAGGTTGAAAAACTTGAACAGAGATTGGAAGATAAATAACTCTAAAGATTGTAATAATGGCAAATTTTAGAAAGTCATTTAATTTTAGGAATGGTATACAGGTTGATTCGAATAATTTTATAGTAAATCCTAATGGTTTAGTTGGAATTGGAACTTCTCTCCCTTCTGAGGCACTTGATATTGAAGGAAATGCAAAAGTAAGTGGATTAACCACTACCAATACTTTTGCGGTGGGTTCAACTGCCACTTTCTATGATGTCGTTAATATAGGGGATATTTCTCTTGACAGTTCAAACGGTGTTATAGATGCAACATCATATAGAGGAGATGGTTCTTTACTTGATGGTGTTATTGCGATTGCAACTGAAGGACTTATTGTAAACTTATCAGGTCTTCATACCTTCAAATCAGTTGGTATAGGAACTTCTAATCAAAGTTATTACTTACAAATCGAAGGTGATCCCACGATAACAACTGGGGTAGGTATAACTAATGGTATTGTTAAAGCGTCTGGAGGATTTGTTGGAGATTTAACCGGCAATATTAATGCTTCTTCTGGTGTTTCTACTGTTGCTGAACTTGAAGTAGGAGCAGATATTACAATGTCTGCCGGTATTGTAACGGCAACAGCATTTAATGGTGCTTTGACCGGTGATGTAACTGGTGATGTAACTGGTAATGTAACTGGTAATGTAACTGGCGATTTAACCGGTAATGTAACCGGTAATGTTAATGCTTCTTCTGGTGTTTCTACTTTTAAAGAACTTAAAGTCGGAACAGCAATTACAATGTCTGCTGGTATTGTAACGGCAACAGCATTTAATGGTGCTTTGACCGGTGATGTAACTGGTAATGTAACTGGTAATGTAACTGGTAATGTAACTGGCGATTTAACCGGTAATGTAACCGGTAATGTTAATGCTTCTTCTGGTGTTTCTACTTTTAAAGAACTTAAAGTCGGAACAG